GTCCTTGTCATACTGTTCCCTTTTTTGGTTCGCCTCCGCTTGCAAAAGGGCGGCTTGGGTGATGTTGTCCCCCGCTTCCTTCCACGCGTCCGCAAGACCGGAAACAACAACGTCCGAATTGATTCCGATTTTCACGAAGGAATCATCCCAAGCAAGGCGGGACTTGTTGGCCGCGCCCTCAATTTCGGAAGCAATTCCGGCGTATCCCGCCTTGATGGAACCGGAAAAGGTTTGGCTTGAAAACGGGTTCAAGGCTTGCCCAATGGCTTTGCCCGCAATCGCGGCGGAAGTGATAAGACCGTTGAACGCGGCGGCAATGGTTTCAAAGATGGCTTTCCCTACTTGGACGGCGGAATCAACCAAGCCCCAAAGAATCGTTCCCATGGATTTGACGTATGCGCGGTATCCAATGACGGCGGCTTTCATTCCGCCCATGAGTCCTTCAAACAGGGTTTGCCCGGTTTCTTCCCCTTGCTCCCCGTGTCCTTGCAAAATCTCGTTCAAATAACCAACCCCGAAAGATACGTCCTCCACGTAACCGCCAAAGGCGATTGCCCAACCGTCAATTGCGGCTTGGACTTGGCCAGATTCCAGCATTGCAATAAGTTCTTCAACAAGCGCGGTAACGTTGCGGATTGAGTCTTCCACAAAGTCCCCAAGCCCTTCCTCCCCTATTGTGGCAAGCAAAACCTCCCACGCGTCCCCAAGGTTGGAAAACGCTCCGGTCAACGTGTTCATTTGGCGTTCCATGCCACCGGCAAAGGACGTTTCCCCAAGTTCAATGAAATATCTTTCAATATCTTCAATGTTGTTTTTCACTTCGGTTGTCACGCCCCGGAAGGTGAATTTCACGTTGTCCCCTTCCTTTTGGGCGCGGATACCAAAGCGTTTCAGGTTCTCAAACTCCCCGGCGGTGGCGTTGGACACGGCAAGGACCATTTCGGAAAGCTGGAACCCCATGCTTGAAGCCGTGTCCCCGTATGCCCGCAAGGCGCGTTCCGAAGGTTCAAGCCCCCGGTTGACCAATGAAATGAAAGCCCCGGTTGCTTGTTGCAAATCGTATGGGGTTTGTTGGGCAAAGTCTTTGATTGCGGCGAACGCGGCAACGGCGTTTTCCGCGCTCCCGGTTGCCGTGACAAGTTGGGCGTTCAACTGTTGAAACTCCGCCGTTTTGCGGATTACCGCTTGGAACCCGGCAACCACTCCGCGCAAGGTGATATAACCCGCCGCCAGTTTCCCAAGGGTTCCCATCAAGGAACCGGCGGATTTGTTTTGCCGGTTGATACTTCTTTCCGTTCTTCCCGAAGTCCCTTCCAACGTCCGCAACCGGCGTTCCGCTTCCGTTACGGAATCGTAAAGGATGCGAATTTGCAAGGATGTAATATCTTCGGTCATGGGGTGTTTATCGTATTGTATTGAATGAAGGAAAGGGAACGGATGGCTTGGGCTTCAATGGTTGATATATCCTTTCCGGTTAAAATCGACCATGACCGGATTTCTTCCCACGTCAACCGCTCCCCGTTTTGAACTTCCCGGAACCATTCCCACAAGTAAGCAACCCGCGCCGGAATGGGCGGAAGTTGCAAATCAGGATGGGGCTTTTTCGTGACTTTTTCAATCTGTTGGAGGTTTTCCCTTTTTGTGAGTTTGGGACCGGCGGCGTCGGGTTTGCTTAGGTCAAAGAAGCGTTCCGCGTATTGGTCAAGGCCCCGGAGTGATTCCGAAAAAAAAGCGAACGGCGGGAAACAAGCTCGTCAATCTTTTCCCGGATTTGGGGAGCTTCCCGGAGGAACCGCGCAACGTTTTCCAGATTGCACGGGTAAAGCTCCGCCCCTTCCGGCATAATTGAAGCGTCCGAAAAACTCCAATCCTTTACCAAGACCGCAAGAAACTTGCAAGTTGCTTCAAGCGCGGCGTCTTCCCTTTCTTCCTCCGGCAAAGCTACAAGTTCCCCAATCACGCGGGCTTGCTTGCTCTTGGCTTTTTGGAACTCGTCCGAATCAATGCCCCGGACAATCAGGAAATGCGGGGACTTGTCCCCTTCCGGCGTTTGGAGTTCAATCCGTTGCCCGTCATTTGCCCGCTGGCGGGTCATAAAGGCTTCCATTCCCACCGGAGGGGCGGGTTTGGTTTTGGCGGGTGGGACGCCCTTCCCGCCCCTCTTGGGGGCGTTCTTGGCTTTCTTGGCGGTCTTTCTTGCTTGTGTCATGGTTGGTTCCTGTTGGGGGCTGTTCCCGGCAATTTGCCGTTACGCGGGAATCCGGCGGATTACGATGTTTGAAGCCTTGGCGGGGTCAAGCAGGGCTTGGAAGGGCATTGCAAGGGTGATGGAACCTTGCCCGGCAACATCCGGTTGCCCGGCGGTGAACTTCACGCGTGGGATTTCAAAGATATATTGATTGCCCAAAGCGTCCGGCAAGGTGATTGCAAAGGACGTTTCCGTTTCGGCAAGGAACTTGGCCAAAATGGCGGAGTCCTCAAAATAGACCGTTGCGGAACCCGTCAAGGTGGAACGCCCGATTGACGGGCGGATTGTGAACTTGGAACCAACCACGTTGCGGACTTCCATCCCATTATCAAGGTTCATGGAAAATTCCGTGACAAGTCCAACGGTTGCCCCGCCTTCCTTCAATTCGCCGGCGAAGGCGTCAAGGGGCGGCGTTGTGGATACGGCGGGGTATGTCGCGCCCGCTGGCGGGTCATTGGAGGGGGCAACGCCTTCCCGTCCCATTGCGCCGAAGGTGGCGGTAATGATGGCGGTGGGGTTGATGGCAAGCGCAAGCGTCCCAAACTCAACCCCGTTGAAAAGGTGATAGGGCTTGCCCTCGCCGGTGGCGGCAATGTCCGTGAAGTGGCGGAGAACCGAAAAAGAGCGGCGTTCCGTTCCCGCCTTCAACACTGTTTCCGTTGTGGCAACCGTCACGGATTCCCCGGCGGCGTCATCAACGAAAACGGCGGGGTTTCCGTCCAAATCGTCCAAAGTGAGCTTTCCAGCGACAACGTTGGTAATGACAAAGGTTCCGTTGTTCGCGGGGGTTCCGGTGAATCCGGTAACAGTCACAACGTCCCCCACTTGAAAACCGGAAAAAATAAATTCCGCTTCTGAATCTTCTATTGAGGAATCCGAAGCCACGGCGGAAAGGGTGGACGCTTCGCGGATTGCTTTGGGCGTCCAAGTTCCCAAAAGGACGGCTTCAAGGAAATCGTCGAAAGTCCCGAAGGACAATTCCGTTGAAATATCACCGGGAACCGTGACGGTTCCAAGGCGGAAATCCGAAATTTGCCTGTCCGGGCGGAGTTCTTCGGATTGAAGGGAACCGCGTTGGGTTCCCAACGTCATTCCAGTATGGCGGATGCGTTTCAGGGCGGGCGTTTCCGGGGTTGTTCCGTAAACGGTTTCCAAGACGTAAAAGGCGGCGTGGCGGGCGGAGTCTGACATTGCTTTATTTTTTTGGTTGTTGGTATATCAAGAGCGGAAGAGGCGGGTTTCCCAAGAAATCGAAACGGAAAAACGATATGAGTTTTCCGCTTGCCCTCCGGGGACTTGACCGCAACTTTTTACCGTTACGATGGCGGAATTGTAAACAAGCGGGGTTGCCGGTGTAAAGGCGGAACGCATGGCCAAAATGTCCGCCGCAACCGCTTCCTTCCCGCTCCCAATCGGAACGTGAATATCAAGTTGGGCAATCCCGGTGAACTCGTCTTGACCGCCCGCGCCAAGCGTGGCCACGTCCGGCGCGTTCGGGAGGAAGTGAAATTCAAACCATTTGGCTTTGCCTTTTCGGGAAAAAGGTTGGTTCTCAAACGCGGTATTCCCAACGGACGCCGGGAGGGCTTCCGCCAGTTTTTGCCGCAAGGCGTTTTCAATGTCCGCCGGGTTGCTCATGTTTGGTTCCTCACTTGGGCAAGTTGTTGGGAAATCAGGCGTTTGATTCTGGCGGTGTTGCGGCGAACCATTCCTTGCGGAGCTTGGCGGGACCATCCTTCGTATTCAAGCCGCGCCGCGTAGGGTAAAGAATTGGCAAGCCAATTTATATCATTCCTGTCCGAACGTTCGCAAACCTCGATCACCTTGGGGATTGCCGCGCCGTAATCGGTGGAAACGCTTGTTGACGTATCCGCCGCGCCAACGGTGCAATTCCAGTTTGCCCGGAAGCGTCCGCCAACGTATCCGGCGGGCGGTTTGCTTTTCCACAAGTCCGGGTCCCCAACGGGTGAATCCCGAATGACGGCGGAAAACAGCTTGATTGCAACGGCGCGTTTCAACATGTCCGCCCGCAACAAGGTAAGCCGCGCAAATTCGGAAATATCCTGGCCGAAGCGTCCTTGGTTCGGGTTCATAGTTGCATCACCCCCACGTTGTAAATGATTGGCGTCCCGTCCGGGGAAAGTTCCGTCACGCCCTTTGCTTCCCAATCCGCGCCATCAAAGTTGAAGCGGTCAAGGGGTTGGGGTGGGAAGGTTGCCCCGGCGGCGGCGCAAAGAATGGTTCTTGCCCGTCCCACCATGATTGCTTTTTTCAAGGCGTCATCCATGTTGGAAAAAGTCGGTCCTTTGTAACGTGGAAGGACAACGCCGGTGATTGTCCCCGCTGATACAACATTGGCGGAGGGTTCCCCGGTAACGTCATTGAAAGTCCGCGTGATTCTTTGCATGGCCAAGACACGCCCGTTTTTCGCAATGGACTTCAAGGCGTTGGCGGCGGTCTTGGAAAAATCGGCCATGGTTGTTTTTCTATGCCCGGCCAACGGACAAGCCGCCGCCGGTTGTGAGAAGTGGGAGCAACAGGGCGCGGGCTTTGGTCAACGCCGGTTGCGGGTTTGCCCCGGTTCCGGGGCGGTATTCCGTTTCAAGAACATCAACCTTTTCCCGTATGACTTCGCGGCCATCCCCGGAAGGTTGAAGTTCCGTCCCGGCCAACGCGTCAAGCGCAAGCTGGCATTGGGCGGCTTTCAACACTCCGGGGATTTCCGTTTCGGCAACGGCGAACCCGTCCAGCGTGACGCCGGAGCGGGGAAATTGGAGGGGTTGCGCCCCCGTGACTTTGGTTCCCTTGAATTGCGCCCGAAAGGCGTTGATGAAGTCCATTGCCCTGATTGCGGCGGCTTCAATCTCCCCGTCCGTGTCGTCAAGAGTGGAAGCCCGCGCTTCGGCAAAAGCGCGGACCTCCGCAACCGTGACAAACGAGTTGGCCCCGCTAGGAAGGGAACCGTCTTCAATGACAAGGGCCATGTTCGTTCAAGGTTGAGCTTTACGGGGTGGGGGTGAACGCGCCGCCGGTGATTTCCCCGCCTTCAATGGTAAACGCCACTGTCCCGCCGGTGATGGCGATTTCCTGGGCGTCTTCCACAAGGGCGGTTGTGTCCGCGTCCGGGAGTTCCGGGAGGGCGGGGAAGTCCTCTTCATCCGCA